TCCGTTCTCGCTGAGGTGACTGACCTCTACGCCGACAACATTCTGTACCTCTCCATGCTCTCGGCCGAGAAGCTGAAGGCCACCATTGAGGCCTACACCTACCCCGACGAGTTCGAGAAGTGCGACGGCTCTGCTGAGCTCACCAAGGGCGTCAAGATCGGTCAGCAGGACCGACTCGCCTTTGGTCTCGTCTACCGCACCAAGATCGGCGACGACGTCGCGGGTCAGGACAAGGGGTACAAGCTCCACGTCCTGTACGGCTGCAAGGCCTCTCCTTCCGAGAAGGGCTACAAGACCGTCAACGACTCTCCCGAGGCGATCTCGTTCTCGTGGGAGCTCTCCACGACCCCTGTCACGGTGAGCGGTGCTAAGCCTACCTCGCTGCTGACCATCTCGTCTCTTGACGTCGACGCCGGTAAGCTGAAGGCCCTCGAGGCCAAGCTGTTCGGCTCCGACGGTGGAGCCCAGGGCGGTGGTGCGGCCACCGAGCCCAAGCTGCTCCTGCCTGACGAGATCAAGGCGCACTTCGCAGGCTGATATACCACACCGGGGGCTCAGAGACCTAGACTCCTGGGCCCTCGGTGCCTGCAATGCTTATAGTTTCTATCCCGGATCTCGACGGGTTCGATGAGGAGACAGGCACATTTGTCTCTATGCCTGGCGGAGTCCTACACCTGGAGCACAACCTGGTCGCGCTGTCAAAATGGGAGTCAATTACCCATAAACACCTCATCGGTAACGACAAGATCACACCCGATGAGATGGCGCTCTACATCAAGTGTATGATCACTGATGAAGAATACGACCCATCGCTCCTGGATAGGATCCCCCCATCTGAGGTCGAGCGTATCAGCGACTATATGGCTGATACTATGACCGCAACAACCATCCGTGATACCGGAAGTGGTTCAGGATCTGGTGAGTACACCTCATCTGAGCTCATCTACTACTGGATGATCGCTTGCCAGATCCCCTTCGAGTGTGAGACATGGCACATCAACCGACTACTCACACTCATTCGGGTTTGTAACCAAAAGAATCAGCCTGATAAGAAGATGTCCCAGTCCGAGATTATGGAACGGAACCGGGAACTCAACAGAGCCAGGCGAGCTAAGCTTGGCTCGAAGGGATAACAATGATCAGTCACGAGGACATTCCCGAGGAGGCGCTTGCTCCGCAGGCCCACATCGGAACTGATCCCATGGAAGACAAGGACATTCACGTGTCCCAGACTACTGAGGTGATGAAGTGAGCGTCGCAGACAATGTACTTGCTCGCGCCGCAGCGAGGATTGGTTACTATGCACCAGACGACCCTCAGCCCGGATCCGAAGCTGGCCGATACTGGGCAGCTCGAACTGGTCAGCAGTGGCTTGCTGGACCGTCCGACTCTGTTTGGTGGTGCATGCTCTTCGTCAGCATGTGTCTGGACGAGTGCGGGCAGATTGACGCTATTGGAGGATTCTCCTTTAACACTGACTACACCGTCAACAAGGTCCGCCAGCACCCTGACGCTTACTTCGTATCGGTTTACGATGCCCGACCGGGCGATGTCGTCATCTACGACTGGGACGGCGGCGGCACTGACCACGTGGGCTTCGTCGAGAAGAACCTTGGCGGCGGCACGCTCCAGACGATTGAGGGGAACACCTCGTCTGGCAGCTATGGTTCTCAGTCTGCTGGGAACGGTGTTTGGCGGCGTGTCCGCAATCAGTCGATCGCTTATGTGATTCGCCCTGCATACACCGACTCCCCGAGCAACACTGCTCCGGCTGGGCCCGCCGACATCCGTGCTCTTCAGCGTGCAGTCCGGGCTACCCCCGACAACGTCGCCGGTCCGAACACTCGGTCCCGTTGCTACGCTCTTGCCGCGGCTTCTGAGTGGGGCGGGAAGACCTTCCCCTTCGGAGTGGCCTTCACTCAGTCCGTGGTCGGCGCTGAGCAGGATGGGATTTGGGGTGACGCCTCTGAGGAGGCTCACGACGCAACCGTCGAGGCTGTCCAGGCTGCAGTCGGCGCAGAGGTTGATGGTGTCTACGGCGCCGAGACAAACACCAAGGTGAACGCCCTGCTCGACAGGGCCGAACAGCCGTAGGAGGCTCAAAATGGCAGCGCCATACTGCACAGTTACAGGTACTATTCCCGGCGGCGAGAACGGCAAGGCCACAGTCCGAATCACCCCGGACGTTGATGGAGCCACCGCGACTCTCAATGGTACTGAGGTCTCCATGCGTGAGTATCTCATCACCACCGATCAGGCCGGATCCATCCGAGTCGAGATCCTTGCTCCTGGCGCGGGTGTTAACCCCGGTGGAAACTGGACTCACACTGTCGAGATCAAGACCCCCGTTGGAGTCTCGACTAAGCACGTCTCTCTCGTCCAGGGTGAGATGATCGATATCGTTTCCGCTGCACCAGTTCGGAAGATTGCTCCGGACATCTTCTTCGGACCTGCATCCCGACCCCTTCCCCTCCTGTCGGGGGGTAGTGGTGGGAGCGCTGGTCTCTCTACCGTTCTTGGCTCTCTCCCGCTTCAGCCGGGCCGAGTTGTTCCGACAGTTGGTTTCTTCGGGGATTCATGGTCTACTGAGGCCATGATGGGTCCCGGATTCAACCTTCCTGCCGCTGCTTCTCGACTTCTCGGATGTGTTCCGATGGTAAGCGCAGTTGATGGCAGTGGGTTCGCCCACTCTAAGGAGGGGAACCTCAGCTTCGAGGTCGACTCTCGGGTTAACGCGGTCTGCGCGTCGTTGCCTAACCTGATTGTTACTGTCGGGTCTCTTAACAGCGACAAGGTTGTGGAGAACGGCGACACGAACGGTTCTAAGATTACGGAGGCGGTTCGGAACTTCGTCACGAAGGTTCGCACTAAGCTTCCCAACGTTCCGATCATCATGGTTGGTCCAGAGCCCTCCTCGGTTAGTCGTCTCCAGTCTCGTGATGCCCATGTAAACGTCAAGGCACAAAAGGCCGGTGTTGAGGCTGCTGGTGGCGTCGCCAATGGTGTGGTCTTCATCGACTGGCTCGGTATCGCTGACAAGCAGGCGGTTCCTTTCCGTGAGGGTCGAGAGAATGCCGAGGGTGACGTCGTGGTCTATGGTGGAGTCGCCTACCGTGTGACCAGGGCCTGGACCGCTGGTTCCGGAGAGACCCCGCTTACTCCTGGGGCTCCGACGGTTCAGGTTTCAGATGTTCTGTCTGGAACCGGTAACGAGGCTAACAAGCAGAATGACGGGACTCGTGACATTCTGCTGATGTCGGATGACACTCACCCCACCAAGGCTGGATCTACTGCATTCGGTTCGGCGCTGGCTATCCGAATCTCGGAAGGGTACAAGGCAATCGAGGGCTGGGCCCAGTCTAAGGGACCGGTGCTTCCTGCCACTAAGGTAGTGACGCCTACGCCTGGACCAGCTCAGCCTCCAGTACCTAATCCGGGTGGCACACCGGTCCCTCCCCCGCCTCAACCTAAGCCCGCTGGTCTTCCGATCATGGCATGGCTTCCTGGAGGATGGGGGACTGAGAACCGAATCGCGTACAGCCTCGATGACATCAAGGCTGTGGCTGCCCTCAAGCCGGATCAGGTTGCACTCCCGATTCAGGCTACAGCCGATGCAAATAACTCTGCGGTAGCCATCCCTCAGAACTATGAGTCAGGCAAGGAGTTCAGTCAGTACGGGCTCGATACGATTCGAAATGCGGGTGTGAACACCGCTGGCATGATCGAGGCGCTGGATACTCTCGAAGCCCAGAATATCGCGGTACTCCCGAACGTTCGAACTGGAAAGGTGGATGCTGGAGCCCAGTGGTACCGGTCTTCTGACGGAAAGATTCTTCCCATCCTGCTCAAGCGGACCGATAAGCTGTACTTCGCGATCCACTACCGCGGGCAGAACAAGCTGCGTGAGATCATGAAGACCGACTATGCCGGTCTGAAGCGAGTATCGGACAACACCGATGGTGCTGCCGACTGGCAGGTCTCGGCAGTTAAGGATGCTCAGCTCGGTATTCTCCCGGCTAGCACCGGAGCAAATGCATGGCAGGCGGCTAAGACAGCATTCCCCGAGGGCGTGTGGGTCCTGGTTACAAACAAGGACGAGCAGGCTACTGCTGAGGCCGCCGCAAAGACTGCCGGTGTCACCATTGTCGGATGGGCTGTGCCTAACGCTGAGGCTTTCGCTAAGCTGAAGGCCTGATTCTAGGAGAATCATGATCACGATCGAGAGCCAGGGAGACTGGAAACTCACCAGGAATTGGTTTGACAGAATGACGAAGTTGGACCTGGCTCTGATCATGAATCAGTTCGGCAAGGAGGGGGTTTCTGCTCTCAAGGCGGCGACCCCCTCCAGGTCGGGCGAGACAGCAGCTAGCTGGAACTACGAAGTCACGAGAACTGGTAACAACTGGCAGATCACCTGGACAAACTCACACGTAAACAACGGCGTAAACATCGCCGTCATCTTGCAATATGGTCACGGCACCCGTAATGGCGGGGGTGTCGTTGGGCGCGGCTACATTAAACCCCCTCGATCGGGAGAGCACACCTCCGAACACCCGGGCCCGC